AGGTTACGTTCCAAATTTACTAGGTAGACCTTGGGTTTGGGGTGTTACTGATTGTTGGAGTTTAGTTGTCGATTGGTATAAGCAGGAAAAGGGTATAGAACTAAAAGATTATGCAAGAACTATGACACCACAGGAGTTTTTAGAGAATCCTTTGTTTGAAAATTATGCTTGGCGAACAGGCTTTAGAGAACTTAGATCAGATGAGAAACTAGAAAAAGGAGATGTCTTATTGATGTCGATATTGCATCCAACTTTAAATCATGTAGCTATTTTTCTTGGAGATATGGTTTTACATCATTTAGCAGATAGACTATCTTGTAGAGAGCCATATTCTGAGTGGTTGTTAAAATGTACTGGTAAGAGGTATCGCTATGCTCAGAAAAGTTAAACTTTATGGAGAATTAGCTGACTTTGTAGGTCATAAAGAATTAGATGCTGTAATAAATTCTACTGCTGATGCTATACGTTTTCTTGTTAGTAACTTTCCAAAGTTAGAAGCACATATGGCTGATAGGTATTATCAGGTTCTTGTTGATGATTATGAAATAGGAGAAGAAGATATACATAATCCAATAGGACAATCGGATATAAGTATTGTTCCTGTTATCAGTGGTGCTGGTGGAGGTTTAGGAAAAACTTTGCTTGGAGTTGCTTTAATTGGTTTTTCTCTTGCAACTGGAGGAGGTTTTGGTGCTCTTAAAATGTTTGGAGGTGCTGGTTTAACAGGAACTATAGCTCCTATAGCTTTTAATGTAGGAGTTGGTTTAACTCTTATGGGTGTTAGTGAAATGTTATTTCCTTTACCTCAACCACAAGATTTTAGTAATGAAGAGGATCCAAGAATATCATTTAGTTTTTCTGGGGTGCAAAATACTAGCCGTGCTGGAACTAGCCACCCAATTTGTTTCGGGGAAATTGTGTGTGGATCGGTGGTGATCTCAGCAGGTATTGACACTAATCAGGTACAAGCATGACAGATAAAATTATTAGAGGTTCTGGTGGCCCTCCTCCTACTCCACCATCTCCAACAAGAGCACCTGATACTTTAAACAGTAGACAGTTTGCCACGATTCAAGATTTATTATCTGAAGGAGAGATAGAAGGTTTTGCTACTCCATCAAAAGCAGGACTTACAAAAGGCACTACAGCTTATAACAATGCAGCACTGAAAGATATATTTTTAAACGATACTCCTATTCTTAACTCTAGTGCGAGTAATACTAATCCACAAACAGCAGATTTTAATTTTCAAAATGTAGGATTCACCCCTCGTTTTGGAACGTCAAACCAAGAGCATATTCCAGGAATTGAAAGTAGCCAATCAACTACTGCTGTAGGAGTAACGGTAACTAATTCTTCTCCTGTCACTCGTCAAATAACAAATACTAATGTTGATGCTGCAAAGGTAACAATAACATTTCCACAATTACAAAAGGCTACAGATCAAGGAGACTTATTAGGTTCTTCTGTTCAGTTAAAAATACAAGTTCAATATAACAGTGGTGGTTTCAGCGATGTTTTATCAGACACTATTACTGGTAGAACTGCTGATGCGTACCAAAAAGAATATCGTGTAAATATTACGGGTGCATTTCCTGTAGATATAAGAGTTGTAAGAGTTACAGCAGATAGCACTTCTTCAAATCTTGTTGATGCTTTTACTTGGACAAGTATTGGTGAAATTATTGATGATAAACAAAGATATTTAAACAGTGCTTATACAAATTTAAGGATAGATTCTGAGCAGTTTAGTTCTATACCAAAAAGGTCTTTTCGTATTCGTGGAGTAAAGGTAAGAATACCAGGAGCAGGTGCATCTAGTTCTGGCACTCCTACTGTTGATTTACAGACAGGCAGAATTATTTATCCAAGTGGATATATTTTTAATGGAACAATGGGTGCTGCTGTTTGGTGTTCATGTCCTGCAATGATACTTCTTGATTTATTGACTACCGAAAGATATGGATTTGGAACGCATATTACAGACAGTAATTTAGATTTGTTTAGTTTTGTGGCAGCTAGTAGATACGCAAATGAACTGGTATCAGATGGATTTGGTGGACAGGAAGCAAGATTTAGTTGCAATGTAAATCTACAGGGATCTATGGAAGCGTATGACCTAATAAATGAATTAGCTGGTGTTATGAGATGTTTTCCGATTTGGTCTGAAGGTTCTGTAACGATCTCACAAGATAAACCAACAGATCCAAGTTATTTATTTAGTTTGGCAAACGTAGGTGAAGGTGGTTTTTCTTATTCTGGTAGCAGCTTAAAGCAAAGACATACCGTTATTTCTGTTAGCTATTTCAATATGGATAGCAGAGAAATAGATTATGAAGTTGTAGAAGATACCACCGCACAAGCAAAACTTGGAATAGTTAAAAAAGACGTAAAAGCATTTGCCTGTACTTCCCGTGGTCAAGCTCAAAGATTAGGTAAAGCAATATTATTTAGTGAACAAAACGAATCAGAAGTTATTAGCTTCACAACATCAATAGATGCTGGTGCGATAGTAAGACCTGGATCTGTTATTTCTGTCAACGATCCTGTTCGTGGAGGAGAAAGAAGATCGGGAAGAATAAATGCAGCAACTACTACGCAGATTACTGTAGATAACACACAAGATTTAGATACATTTACTGGATCGAATAAAAAATGCAGCGTGATATTGCCTGATGGCACAGTAGAAACTAAAAATGTGCTTGGAATTATAGGGAATGTAATTACGTTAGATTCAGCTTTATCTGCAACACCAAATGTAAATGCTATATGGTTATTGCAAAGTTCTACTTTAGAAGCACAAACTTTTAGAGTGATAACAGTAGAAGAACAAGATGGTATCAACTATGCGATTACTGCACTAACTTATATTGATGGAAAGTATGACAATATTGAATCTGGAATAAGTTTACCTTCAAGAAGTATATCTTTATTAAACGAACCAAAAAATCCACCATCAAACTTACAAGCATCTGAAAGAATCGTAGTAATAAACAATTTAGCTGTAACTAAATTAATTTTATCTTGGGTGTCAGTAACGGGTGTAAGCCAATATCTTGTTCAATATAGATTTAACAATACTAACTGGGTAAGTGAAATAGTTTTTAGACCTGACTTTGAAATATTAAATACTGAGGCTGGAACTTATGAATTTAAAGTTTATTCTTACAATGCTGCATTGAAGTTATCTGCAACATCTTCTAATCTTACTTTCAACGCAGTCGGTAAAACAGAAGCTCCTGGTGATGTTCAGAATCTAACAATGGAACCTGTTACCAATAAATTAATAAGACTTAGATGGACAGAATCTACGGATCCTGATGTTATACATGGAGGTAAAGTTTATGTTCGCCATAGTAATAAAACTGATGGTAGCGGTACTTTTCAAAACTCTATTGATCTTATAGAAGCATTGGCAGGTAACACTACTGAAGCAGTATGTCCGAGTATTGAAGGAGAGTACATTCTTAAATTCCGTGACGACCAGGGAAACTTTAGTACTGGAGAGACTTCTGTAATTTTAGATTTACCTGATTTAATAGATAGCCAGCAAATTGTATCAGATAATGAACATACAGATCCTACTCCTTTTGGTGGAACTAAAACCAATGTTGCTGTATCGGGAGGAGCATTAGAATTAACTAATCCAGCTACAAATCTTACAGGTACTTATGATTTTGCAACCACTTTAGACTTAGGTTCTGTATTTTCTTTAAATCTTCAGAGATTAGTTCAAAGTATAGGATTTACTGTTGGTGCAGCCAACACAATAGATGGTTTAATTCCTGCTGGAACATTTTGGGATGATTATGCACAGAATGGTAATTTTGATGGTCCCGCTATTAATGACGTATCTGCATTAGTATCTGTAAGAACTACAGAAGATAATCCCTCATCAGGTTCTCCTACATATACACAATTTAATACTTTCGCAAATGGAACATTTAAGGGTAGAGGATTTCAGTTTAGAGCTACTTTAAAATCTGAAAGCACTGCTCATAATATTTCTGTTCAACAGCTTGGTGTAACTGCTTCATTTGAGTCGAGGACTGAAAGAAGTTATGTAAGTGGTAGTTCTACTTCAACTTTACCTTTATCTTCGGGTACTTCATCTTCTGGTTTGGATGTAACTTTTGCAAAACCATTTTTTGTGGGTACTTCTAGCTTGGGAGGGCTTCGTCAATATAAACCTTCACTTGGAATAACAATAATGGGTGCTGCTGGAGGCGAATACTTTACAATAAAAACAGATGCTAATGGTGATTTTTTAAATGCAGCAGGAGCAATCGTTACAGGAACAGGATTTAATATAAGTATTAAAGATAGTAATGATAATCCAGTTGATAAAAAGTTTACATTTCAAGCTGTTGGATATGGCAAAGGGGTGTAATATGGAGGAAAAGATTTATTAAATGGCACAGGTCGGTAATAAAAATATAGATAATGCTTCGGGTCAAGTTGTCAGAACAGATATTGAAAATACCTTTGAAGCAGTAGCAACAAATAACTTTGGTGCAAGAAATAACGCAGGTACAATATTACCCTGTGAGTTTTTAGCGGATGATACAACTAATAAATTATTAATAAGAGGATCCAGTGGTGGCGATCAAGCTAACCCATCATCAAGTAGTGCTGCAACATTTTTTGAAGTAGGAAATTTAGATGAAGCGAATTTAGGATTATTACCTAAAGCAGGTGGTACGATGACAGGTCAAATATTAGGTGATGATAGTTCTGTTGCAGGGAGTCCAGCGTATGCGTTTGATAATGATTCAGATACAGGAATGTTTCGATCAGGTGCTAACACAATAGGTTTTTCAACATCTGGTACTGAAAGAGTTTCTATAAGTGATGCTGGCTTAGATGTTGTTAATGGATTGCCTATAAGATTACAGGATTCTAGTGGTTCACCTTTTGTCTCCCTAAAATCACCCTCTGCTTTATCTGGAAATATAGCTTTAACGCTTCCATCTTCTATAACTAATGGTGGATTTTTACAAACAGATGGATCGGGTAATCTATCCTTTCAAATTGTTGCTGGTGTACCGTCTGGATCTGTATTCTGTATGGCAGTAGCTACAGTTCCTTCTGGTTATTTAGAATGTAATGGTGCTGCTGTTAGCAGAACAACCTATGCTGCTTTGTTTGCGATTATTGGTACGACTTATGGAACAGGTAATGGATCAAGTACTTTTAACTTGCCAGATTTAAGAGTCT